AAACTGCGATATGTGCTTTCTCAAGAGCGAAAGCATACTTGCTGCGATGGCCAGAGAATATCCTGAAAGGGCTAAGTGGTGGGTAAATATGGAAGCCCAAACAGGTGCAACCTTTAGAAAGGGTAGAAATCTAGCAGAGTTTGTTGATTTTGTAGACAGGCAACATGACTGGGTTTTTGATGACGTTGGCTTTTTTTGCCAAGCTGATGACGGAGAATGCACCGGATGACTAACGGTAGGAACAAGGGAAGTTCGTTTGAGCGTCAGATTGCCTCTGACCTATATGATGAGCTTGGCATCAAGTTTCAGCGGGTTCTAAATCAAGTTAGGGAACCCGGCCTTCCAGACCTTGAGCCAATAGATTGCGCGGAGTTCCCATTTGTCATTGAGGTCAAGCGTTACGCCACTGGCACCTATAGCAAGCCCCAGTGGTGGCATCAGGTCTGCGCTGCGGCTAACAAAGCCAGAATGAATGGCAGATATGTTTATCCTTGTTTAATCTGGAAGTACGACAGGCTTCCTGTACGTTGCAGGATACCAGTTGATGCTATCTCCAGTCTCAATTTTTGCAGCGTAATCACTGGCGAAAGCGAAAGCTATGACTGGAAGTATGCAGTCGATTTAGATTGGCAGACTTTTATAATGCTAACCCGTGAGGTTTTGTCTAATGACGCTCTATGAAAAACAGATTGACCTTAATCATGAAAAAAAGTTGATGGCAGCGATTGAGAGGAAGTTTGACTTCACGCTTGTTAAGCTACCAATGAAATACAACTTAGATGCGCTTGCATTCAAAGCTGGAAATGCAAAGTGCTTTTTCGAATTTAAAAACAGATCACACATTTCAAAAAGATACCCAACGGCTTTTGTATCACTTGAGAAGGTGATGGCGGCAAACAGGATCAGCAAAACCACAGGGCTGACTTGCTGGCTTTGCGTTAAGTGGTTGGACAAGGTTGGGGTTGTGAAATTTGACAGCCACTTTGAGATTGGGATGGGCGGCAGATATGATCGGAACGATCCGAATGACATCAACATAATGGCGCACTACCCAATAAAGGGGTTCACGATGTTGAGCCTAGATTTAAATTAGCGAAATGGAGTAATGGAAATGGCGTTAGGATTTAACACTGAAATGACGAATAACACTGGCGATATTTTGCCAATCATCAAATACGATACAAAGGCTGGGGATTTTATCCGTCAAGACAGATCGCAGGATGCCAATGGGGTTTGGAACAGCGATCAAATTGAAATGCAATATCCGATCAAAATGGTTATGGATTTTGACAATCTTGAAGTTGGCTGGCTTTCGTTTGAAAGCGGAAGGCCCGACTTCAGGATGGTTCAGGTCGGTAGCCCTATGCCGGAGCGTCCTGCTGGAGACTTCAAAAACGCATTCAGGGTCAAGGTCGCAAACAAGGAACTGGGTCTGCGTGAGTTTTCACATTCGGCAAAAACAGTCGTCAATGAGATGGACAAGCTGCACAACCAGTTTGTTGCGGAAAGGGTCAACAACCCCGGCAAGGTGCCAGTCGTTGAGATCGCTGGCACTAATCCCATTGTAATTAAAACCCCACAGGGTGACTTGAGGTTTAAGGCACCCGATTGGAAAATCGTGAACTGGATTGACAAACCTGATAATATGATGGCCAGCCCATCAGAGTTTGTCGCTCCTGCTCCAACCCCAGCAGAGCAGTCAGAAGAAGACTTATTCTGATAGGGTTAGATGGCGGCGTGGCGTTTCCTCTCAACGCTGCGCCGCCATTGAATTTTAAAGAGAGGATAGAGAGGGAACATGACAAATTTAACAGCTTTTGCGGAGCAGATTGCAACGCATTACTGGGGTAAACCCACCAGCAGAAAAGGCACAGAACTGCGCTGGGGTTCGCACGGATCAAAAAGTCTCTGCACAAAACGCGGCATCTGGTTTGACTTTGAAGGCAACGAAGGCGGTGGCTTGATCCAGATGGTCAAGAACCACGAAGGTGCAACACTTACGTCCATACCCGACTTGCTCGAAAGAAAGTTCGGGATACCGAAGGCATCACAGAACGCCCTGTCTCCAACAAAGTATCTTGCCGCAAAATACGATTACTATGACGCTGATGGCGTTCTGGTTTATCAAGTCCAACGCTTTGAGCCGAAGACCTTTCTGCAACGACAGCCTGACGGTAAGGGCGGCTGGATCAACAACATGAAGGGCGTTGAGGCTGTACCTTACAACCTGCAAAACATAATCAAGAACCCCAAAAAAACCATTTTTATTGTTGAGGGTGAGAAATGCGCTGATAAGTTGATTGGACGGGGTGCCGTAGCCACAACAAATCACGGCGGTGCTGCGAACTGGAAACCAGAACTCAACAAATATTTCAAAGGTCGTAAAGTTGTTGTAATACCAGATGCCGATGAGGCTGGTCAGAAACACGCGGCAGTAGTCATCAAGAACCTTATGCCTGTTGCTAAAGAAATAAAGCGCGTTGATCTTCCGGGCCTTACAAATAAACAGGATGTTTATGACTGGTTTAACAGTGGCGGCACCACCAACGATCTGCGCGATCTGGTGCGTGATGCAGACCCCATAACCGAAACCCCTGACGTTCCAGACGATACAAAGTTCAAACTGCTGTCGATAGCTGACTTAAAAAATATGCCGCCAGTGAAATGGCTGATCAATGACGTTATAACGTCCCACGGTCTTTCCGTTCTTTATGGCGCACCCGGGGTTGGTAAGTCTTTCATCGCTATCGATATGGCCCTGTCAATCGCCTACGGACGCGATTGGCACGATAAAACGGTTGATGGTGGGTTGGTGCTATATATAGCCGGAGAGGGCGTTGGTGGCCTTGGAAAGCGCGTCAAGGCGTGGCAGAGCCATTACAACCTTGAGGATGATGCGCCATTCTTGGTGCTACCCTTGGCGGTTCAATTCCGTGAACAGGCTGACATAGACAAGCTGATAGAAACCATCAGCGCGATTGAAGGAAGGATTAAATGCGTTGTCATTGACACTGTTGCCCGGTCAATGGTTGGGATGGAAGAGAATAGCAGCACTGAGATAGGAATATTTGTGTCAGCTTGTGACAGCATAAAACAAATGTTTGATTGCGCGGTGCTGGCGATCCACCACAGCGGCAAGGATGCCTCACGCGGTATGCGCGGCTCCAATGCTCTTCTGGGGGCTGTAGATACATCTCTTATGCTTAAAAAGAGCGGTGACAATATCGTCCTCAATACTGAAAAGCAGAAGGATGCTGAACCTATCGATGATATGGCGTTTGCGCTGGAACAGGTCGCGCTGATCGGTGAAACATCGGCGGTGGTGAAGCGAGTTGAAAAAAAGGTCGAACAGAAAAAAGAAAAAGCTCTTAACGAAAATCAAATTGAGTTGCACAATCTGATGGTTGAATTGTTGGATCGTTACAACACAAATTCTATTTCAGAAAAAGTTCTAAACAGGGAACACCGTTTATTGTGGAAAGGAAACGGTAAAGAAGAATATTACAGTCAGGCAAGCAAGGAAAGGACAGACACAAGAGAAGCTATGAATGGTTATTACCTTAAAAAAGAGAAAGACAAATGGATGATAATCAGGGACTTAGACGGAAACCTTACCCCACAAGACCTGTTTTAGGTAAGATTTTGTAAGATTGGGTAAGGTTCGCACCAACCTTACTTACCTTACCACCACCCTATAGGGTGGTAAGGTAGGTAAGGTAAGGAAACTCAGAAAGGGGTAAACTAATGGCAAAGAGAGTAAAGAAAGCTAATCGTGGGTTTGCGGCTGAATTTAATGGTCGCAGCAGAATGAACCTGAACGACATTCAGTATAAGCGAATACAGGATGCTTTGATCAAACACGATTTCGTTGTGTCTGAGTACGAAGGCAAGTGGGGTATCGACAGATTGCAAGAGCTAGTGAGCGAGGATATGCGTGATCGCTTCTACAGGCAGAGGCTGAAGCTGAACGATGCAATCACCCTGAATGATGGCAAGCTGGTGCAACATGAAGTGGAAGTCATGTGTAGAGCTTATCCTGCGATGGAGAAGATGGCAAAGTCGCTGGGACATAAACCGTTGACTGGTGAGTGCTGGGAGACACCATTACCAGACGGGCGTGTTCTGGCGATTGCTAAAAACTCTTGGGAAGCTGGTAAGGTTGCAAAAGACAACCGCAATCTGGTCGTGTATAGTTTAGAAGAGATTGCAAACATCATAGTCTCACGCGAAAAGAAAATTACGGATAAGATCAATGAGGTCAAGGATGTATTTCCGGGTGCTGCTGTCAGTTCTATCAAAAAGACAAAAATAGATGTTGACGATGAAATTCCATTTTGAGGTTTGGTTATGAAAAAAGAAGAACTCATCCAAGAAACTGCTCGCATATTGAAAAAGCGCGGTGAGGCGTATGGCAACGCCTTCAACGTACATCAAGACATTGCAGATATGTGGACAATCATTCTGGGCTACCCAGTCAGTCCCGCTCATGTTGCGATGATGATGATTGCGTTGAAAATAGTCAGAAACTCAAACAGGGTTGCTGATGATAATTGGATTGACATTGCTGGCTATGCCGCCATCGGTGCAGAGCTAGTCGATGACAACATTGTCAATATAGAGAACCATCTAAAGGATTGACCGTGGCTGTAGTTTATTTCTTTGGCGATCTTGTTATCTGCAATCATTGCGGCAAGGAAACTCTTGGCATTGTTGAGGAGTTCTCATCAAGGGTTGAGTGCGATCACTGCGGAAAACCTATCATTGATTACGAGGATAACGATGAGGTCGTGGTCTTTGCGTTTGACGACAAGGAGACTGTTCACTGATGCAGATCAATGTATCCAGCAATATCAGTATGGTTGCAATCGCCTTGGACGCATTTGGGAAGAACAAAATACCAGAAGCGGCCAGCAAAGCTCTCAATGGCGTTGCCGCAAAAACTTCACTTGATGTGATGAGGAAAAAAGCTGAGAAGATTTTTGCGGGCGGTGCTACTGCTTACACAAAAAGAGGGTTTCTTTTCCGTAAAAGCACACCAAAGAAACTTATTGCGGAAGTTTTCGTTGAGCCATCTCGTGCCGAATACATGAGATTTATGGTCGATGGCGGTACAAGATTTCCTGATCGTAGAAAAATTATGGTGCCGACCTATAACACAAGGCTCAATAAGTTTGGGAACATTCGGCGTGGCGACTACGCCCGGATGATCAATGATCGCAAGAAGTTTTTCAGCGGCATCCCTAAGGGTTTTTCCGGTGATGCAAATCTAGGTATCTGGGAAAGATACGGAAGAAGCAAAAGATTTCCGGGTGGCCGCAAGATCAGGATGGTCGCAAAATATATTGATCGCGCACAATATCGCCCGATTTTTCCGTTTGCCAAAACCACTGAAGGAGTGGTGTTTGGTCGTCAAGATGGATTTGCAGTAAGGTTTAACAAAAACCTTTCAAAAGCATTGCGCTCTGGGAGGAGAAGGTGATGCCTTATAAGAACCCTGAAGATAGAAATGCGTGGCAGCGCGCAAACCGACACAAACAAGCTAAATATAAAGAAAGGTGGCTGGCAGGGCCAAGGGGTCAACAATATTTGCAAAAGCAAAAAGAAACACGCTTGTTGCAAAAATTGTCTAAGCCAAAAAGAAGAAAGCCGCCACGCCAAGACAAAAGCACAACATATCGGATAAAATCTAGAGCATACGCTTTAGAATTGCTTGGTAATTGCTGCAAGGTTTGCGGGATGGATGATGATCGATGTCTTCATATAGATCACATTATCCCTGTCGGGAAAGAGCGCAGGCGCAGCGACACTTGGCAGGAGGTTTTGAAAGCGCGTAAAGAAGGTCGAGAGTTGGCAAAAGATTTTCAACTTTTATGTGCCAACTGTCACGCCATCAAAACCAAAGAGAACGGCGAACAAGGCGGGGCTTATTGGAAAGAAAATAATTCTAATGATGGAGAAACGGTGGGTGTGCAGTATGATTTGTTTGCAATGGGTCCTTCCTAGCGTTGTCGTTCGTGTTCTCCTCCTCC